GAAAACGCCCCGGCGAGGAACCCGCCAGGGCGTACAAATTCGAGCGTGAATTTCTGACATCATGCCCCAGATAGGGGACTCTCGCAAGGGCCCTGCCCTAAAAGCCGGTTGGCAATTTGGTGCGTGATCTGCTCTATAAGCAAGCGCCGTGTAGAAAACCTAGAAGACTACGCCTACACTTGGCGCGATTTCTGGCACCCGAATGAGGCAATCCGAACAATCAGATTGCTGAAAAACTCAGCGGTGAGAACCAACTTTGAAGAAGATGAACTGATTAATTTTATCAAAAATTACTGGCCTTTCTTCGCTCAAAAAGAAGACTTATCAACCCTAAATGAAGACCGGCTAAATGTATTATGGCCTCACATATCTGAGCTTATGGACATATGGCGTGAAACAAATTCTAAAGCACCTTGGACTGTAGTTTCTAATATGCGACTACTTCTCAATAAAGCTGATATTGAAGCCCCCGAATGGCCTATCACGTTCCCTAGTAGCGGCTCAGTAGAACCATACGACTCAGATTCCGAGATGCCATTCTGAATCCGACTTGCTTTAATACATAATTGAAAATCAGATGACCCTAAATAAAAACCGCAAAAACCTTGTACAAAATGAAAATAGTAAAATCACCGAAGAAATAAAAAACGCCCCTATGTGAAATCTAAAATACACACCAAAAACAGAAAGCAAGAATAAAATGAAATAACCTGTAGCTTCCCTACCGCTCCGAGAGTAGGTCATACTATTGGTGATTGTGTCAATCGGGGCATACCGACTAAACGCGCCATAAAGGAATAGGATCACGAAGGCGGAGACAACGAGGCCCGCAACGCGAAATATTTTCGCGAACAGCTCAACATTGTTCTCATCGACGCCATCAACCGAGAAAACGATACCCAGCCGCTCTTTTTCTTTGCGCTTTTCATGAGATACTTGGTGCCCCTCGGAACAATGAGCCTTTTGCTCCCCAGAAGCGGAGGACTCAACATCTCGTGTCACCGGAGCCACTTTCTCGGCCTTTGAGCTTCCACCCCACGCCTTACGGACCTTCGGCCCAACCTTCACCCAAACAAGAACGACCATCATACCAAAGAGAATTAAAAATCCTGCAAAATCATTCCCATCAAGCTTTATAGGCCGCTCATACGGTGCCGGTCCCTTATAGGTGAGGTCGGGGTTTGTAAATTGCGCTGGCATCCCGTCGGTGATGAAGACCCGTTCCGGGTTCTTATCTGGATTAATCAGAGGCATCTTACAGGACTCCAATAAGGCGAATCCGTCCTATTTCACTCGCCACATTAAAACCCGTCAACTCCTACCTTCGCCGCATAGGCACCCCCGCTGCCTCGTTTATGCCCCGCTCTGCCTGATCAAACAGCCAGGACAGATAAAACACGTTCTGGAACGGCAAAAAACGCCGCATCCGGTGCGTGTCATACTCTGTCCATCGGTGGTCGGGATCTGTGAAAGATTGCGCGGCAACCACCACTTCATTCCCCAGGCTGCCAAAGGTTGGCCCTGCCAATGCTTCCAACGGCGACCGCGACGCATAGCGCGACGATGATTTACCGCCGACTTTTGCCACAGTGTCGGCAGCATCGGGAAGCCACGCCAAAACGCCCGACCGAAAGGCCGCTTCACGCAAATGCTCTAGCGGATCATCAGACACATCGCGGTCTGCGATCCAGGTCTTAGACAGATAAGATAGTTCCCCAAGGCCGAGCATCAGCATCACACCATTTAAAACGGCGGCATCCCGGCGTTGCAGCCCGGCTAACAAGGTCCGTTGTGTCGAGGCAAAGGCAAACGTTTTAAACTGCCCGATCAACTTCCCTAACTCGCTCGACATCCAAAGCGGCTTATCAACACCGGGGGTGACGATCACCCGGTCAACTTCTTTTACGATGGCGGCGTGATAGGTTTCGACCGCTGCGCGGTCGGCCCAGTTTTCCGTATTGGCCCACCAAGTCCCCTTTGCCTTTTTCCCATGCGTCGCAAATTCGTCGCCAATGCGGCGGACCATCTCTTTCCCTATGCCCAGATGGGCGAGACGCTGGAACTCAGCCTGTGGAATATCACGGCCTAGATGCAGTGACTCGATGGCCTCAAGCATCCGCGTTTGGGTAATCACGCCGGTGATTTGTTTCATCGCTGTGTTCCATGGGGCCATCAGCGACACCACGCCAAATTTCCGAGTCAGCCCCACAAGCCCGCGCTCAAAGCGGCTATTGCGCCCGAACTCGTCCATGATATCGGCCATTGCCATCGCCCGGCTGTCCAGAACCATATCAAGGGCCGTGCCGGCGAGCTTAACCTCCTGCGCCGACAACCGCCACAGGGCCTTTGCTTGGCTATCAAAAAGCGGCATCCCCTGCCCGAAAAACCGCTTTACGCCATGGGTCATGGCGATAGACCCGACATCGGTTAAAGCTGAAAGGGTCATGCCACCTAAAAGACGTAAATAGTTGACATTGCGAGCAATACGCCCAGTGCGAACCAACAAACCGTTGGGATTGTCAGGAAGCATATAGGTTCCCCGCAGACGGTCTCTGATCGCGCCGAGGTCCCGCATATCTCTTTTCATGGCCTCGGCGAGCTTTTTTTGTGCCTTTGGATCATCACCGGCATGAAGCGACATTTTGGCGTAGTCATCCCTGATCTGGTCCATCTGGTCGATCATATCGGGATTGCCGAATTTGCGTGTTAACGCAATATCCGGCGCCATGGTGTGCACGTAACGGCGGGCAATGTCTTCCGCATTGCTTTCTAAAAAATCCTCTATCAGCTCGTCAGGAATGGCGAATGATCGCTGTAGCAAGGGCCCGTTAACATCCTTAGGCCGGTCGCCCCAAGCCCGTCCGTTCGGCCCATGGGCCTTATGCGCATCATAAGGCAGCCGCCCGGCAGGGGTGCCTAAAATGCGGTCGGTAATCTCGCCCGCAAGGCTTTCCAGTTCTTGACGCTCTAGGCGTGTCTCCGCTCCGGCCATGGCCTCGACGGCCTTTAATACCGTCTTATCCGCTTCCCGCAAACGGGGTTTTCCGGCCTCTCGCGTGGCCTCCTTGGTCGCTCTGCGCCGGAGCGCCCCGACCGCCTCAGCGGTGGTTTTCCCTGGCCACTGCTGGGCCGCAGCTTCCATATCTTCTCTTAGCAGTTCGATCTTTCCGCGCACGTCGCCAAGTTGTTTTTGCAGATCTTCGGCCCCCTCTAAGGCCCCCTTCCCCTTTAGGCCCGCCAGGATCTCCTTTTCCTGGGCAATCAGCGCCCGATGGCGTTCTAACAGTTCAACGGACCGCTCGCGCAGGCCATTTTTAACAACCTGCTCACCCTCTAGCCAATCGGCCACAATGCGCACAAAGCGCGGTCTTTCCGCTATGATCTTTTCGTGATTGTAGACCCGCATCAAATAGCTTGTAGCCGTCTCAACGGCCACGTCTTCGGGCAGCAGGCCTAGGGTGATCGCGTCATCCTTCAGCTGGTCGAACACCTCTTTGCGCATGGTCCGCGCCGCTTCGGCAACCTGGGGGATCGCATGCGCATCACCCCGCCGCATCGCTCGGCCCACCTCTTCAAAGAAATCATGCTTGCTCAACATCACCGCGCCATCTGCTGCACGCTGGCCGCTGCCGATGGTGTCTTTTAACCCTGTTCTCACACCCGCCAGCGCTTGCCCATCAAGCCCGCGATAGGCATAAAACGCTTGATCCAACTGCGGCAAAGCACGGTACAGCAGGCTTTGACTTTGCTTAATAAGGGTTTCGGCGGCAATCTCCGTCGGTATCCCCTGCTTGTTTTTCTCAAGCATCAACGGCGTCTCGGCCAAGCCCTGCACCGTCCGCCGCACCTCAAGTGAGGGCGAATGGTGGGTGCGAATAAGCGGATCCTGATGCTGGATGAAAGGAATCGCCTCAGCCCCAAGCGCCGAGGCGATTCCTTCATCTTTCAGCGTGGTATCGCGGACCGCCGCCGCACCGACGCTGCCCCGCCGCTCTTCGGCACCGCCGGAAAGAGAGTTCACCTCCTGCGGGCTCACGGCACGCGGGGCAATTCTGACTTGATCCTCGGTAAGCCCAAGCCTCACCAACAGAACCCGCGCGTTACCAACCTCTGAGGGAGAAATTAGCTTTGTAATTTCAATCCCCTTAGCGCTTGGTTTTAGTTCTGCGATCAACGCCGGGTGATCCGCCGTCTCAGCCAGGGCAAGCCAAGGCCGCGCCCATGGGCTATCTGCGGTCGGGTTGGGCAATAAAACCCCATCGCGCGCGGCGATACGGTCAAGATTGATCCCCCGTAACGCCGCCTCCTCGGCTTGGCCGAGCTGGGCAAGGCTCCGCCCAGAAATAAATATATCGCCCGGCGGCACGGCAAAATCTGGATTCTGTTCCGCTAAGACACGCCGGAATTCAGGCGATATTGCCCCTGTGTGAAAGGTCACATCAAGGCCAGGATCGGCTTTAAAGCCTCCGCCCTGATCGGCCAAGTGTTCGTTTACAAAGCGGTTCAAGTCGCCCAATGGCCGAATATCCCCATCGGTAAAGGCGTGATCAGTCGCATAGTCCCACCCGCCAGCCCGTGACAAGGGCGAAGCTGCCTCATCCACACCCCCGCGCAGTCGTCGCCATGCGGCCCCACCGGCAGGGATCGCCCCGCCGAGCAGCCCGCCGAGCACAGCGCCTGCGCCAATCTCAACAAGGCTTTCCCCGACGGTCTTGGTCTCTTGTGTGCCATACAGAATAGATGCTTGGATGGCACCTACCCCTGCACCAGCCCCGGCCATCGACAGGGCGCTTTTTCCAATACGGGCGGAAAGCATCCCGCCGGTGGCGATTTTGCCGATCGGGAGAATGATTGTCGGATCGGCCAGCCCCGCAGCAATGGAGGCAACAATACCTTTCCCTCCCGCCGCCGCAATTGTATCGCGGGCCAGATTTTCCCGGTCAATACGCCGCTTAATCGTCACCACCTCCCCCGGCGTCTGGGCATCGGCGAAATTATCGGCCCAGGGCTCATAGCCTGCAATATGGGCCAACGGGTCAAAGTCTGGCGGTGGCTCTCCGCTATAGGGGGTCTTGGGATCCCAGTTGTCCGCCCCCCACTGGGCAAGGGACTTGATCGGGTTATAGAGCGTAAAGGCCGCATCGAAGGTATCTTCCCAGCCCGGTCCCTTATAGGTGAGCCGAGGGTCGGTGAACTGTACCGGCATTCCATCGGTGATAGCGGCATCTTCTGGTTTCACGAACGGCATTTAGCGCCCCCCCCCTAACAGAACACCCTCAACCCCCATTCCCTTCTGCCTCTTCTCTTCGCCACTTCTTGGCAAATCCCCGCCGCCACCTAAGAAAATTCCTGCCACCGTTTGCCGATTATTCGGCGCTGCCTGCCGCCCGTCTTCAGCGGCCTTTTTCTGATACTCCACAGGATCGGGGTTCCACAAAAGCGGAGCGCCCTTATCGTCTGTGGCGATGATCGGGCCGCCGTCTCCTTCAAGCACCACCATGTACGCGGTGCGCCCTTTTTGGTCGCGCTCACCGCGTAGCGACGGAATCAACGACAGCCGCCCGTCAAGGCTCTGCTCAAACATAGAGTTCTGCGATAAATCGCTAAGCAACTGCTCCCGCATCCACTCGGCGTTCTCTTCGTCAGATTTCCCCGGAAGTCCGTACAGTTTTTCCGGCGCATTCTGTGCAAGCCGTACCTCTCCATCGGCCTCAAATAGCCGCGACGGGCTCCAACTTCGCTTTAGAACCCCCAACGCCGTCTTACGGGCTAAGTCCAAATCTCCATGTGCGGCGAACTCTTCTTGCACCAACTGCTCAAATTGTCCCTCCATCTGGGGCAAAATGGCTACTTCGTCGGTGTCAAAGGCCTTTGCAAGCCATGCCTGCGAACTCAGGTTCCCCGCCTTCTTGCTTGTCACCTCGGCATAACGGGCCTTTGCGCCCTCCTTTGCGGCCTCTGATTGCAACAACTGCCGATCCGCCCGCGCAACCGCGTCGTCAGGCGTCATACCGTAACTGATGTATTCCCCAATCATCACCCCGCGCCGGATATCCTCTTTCGACATATCGGCCAAAAGTTGCGGATTGGCCGTGTGCAGACTGGAAACCAGCAAAGCCCCCATTTTCTGATCCTCAGGCCGCGACGACCGCAACCAGCCCTTAATCTGCCCTTGCATCACATCGGGAACGGTGCCCATTTGCTTGGCGAAATCAACCGACCGGCTAACGATGGCGTCAGCATTAGCCCCCCCTTCCACCCATCTTTGCACCAACCCGCCATAGAGCCGGTCAATGGCTTTGCGGTTTTCGCCGTCATCGAGATCAATCGTGCGATGCTGGCTAAAAGCGGCCATTACCTCTTTATCTGCCGCCTGTGCCTTGGCCTGCTTAGCCTCGACCGTGATAAGCTCCCGCCGTGCCGCGCTCCGCTGCTCGGGCGTTAGCTTGCCTTCGGCGTAGGATTGTTCGATATCGTCGGCGGTTAGCTCACCTTGAGCTAGAGCAACGCGGAAGTCAGAATAAAAGGCTTCGTTCGCCACCTTCGCGGCATTGTAGCGGGCCTCGATGTTCCCCAGCACACGTTTACGGCCTGCATCGTCAAGGTCTGGGTTCGCCATGACATGTTCAACAGCGGTGACATAGCGCGTGTTGAGAGAAACCGGATGCCCCGCAGCAAGTTCCTGCGGCGTCTGGTCGGGGGTTACACCTCCCGCCGATGGGGTGACACCAATCTTCTTAGCCGCCCACGCCATCATATCGGCAGCGGTGGAAAGCTGCGCGAAAACCTCCGGGTTTGAGTCCTGCGCCGCCTTGCTGGTCACCTCTGTAATTGGCGTGTCTGGGTCGGCCTGTAGAACCCGGATCGCCCCGCTTGCCCCCAGGAAGTGGGCGAGGTAAAGCGTGCTGTCATTCACCGGCAGGCCTGCGCCTGTTAGGGCCCGCTGGTTTTCGGCGGTCAAGGCCTGCACCATCTCTTGCGCTAATGCCGGATCGCTGGTGCGCAAGGCTAGAATCTCGGCGTCCGTTTTGCCTTCGGCAATGGCCGGGCGATAGATTTTGACCATATCAAGCCAAGTTTTTTTCAGGAACTGCCCCGTCCCAACGGCGGTAGATCTTGGATTCTGGATATGCCCCTCCGCCACATTCAGGCGAACGGCATAAGGTGCCGCCGTCCCACCGCCCCCTTGCCGGTCAGCCGCCGTCCATGCGGCATCTACAGCCTCTGACGCAGCGACCTTAGAAACAGCGGTGGTCACTCGCTTATCCAGCTCAGTAGCGGTCTTGGCGTCAATCTCGTCTTTGTGTTTTTCTAAAAGCTGCCGCGCTTGGCGAGGATCTGTTTCCATGGCCCGAATGACGGCTTCGCTTAGGGCGACGCTCTTAGCCTCGAACTGTCTGGCGTCGATTTCGGCTTTATCCCAGCCCTTTCTTGCCCCCTTAGCATTAACCTCAGAGGTAATGCCGTTTATATTTGTTTGCATCGCATCCTGATCGGCCCAGGCCCGCCCTGCATCGATTTGCAACGACGCAATCCGGGCGTCTGTCTGACCGTCTTTATAAATCTCGTTCTGCTTGCGCTCATAGCCCGTTGTGAAATCCAACCCCGACGAAATCCGCGCCGAAGAAAGTCGGTCGAATTCTATTTGCGCCCTTCGCGGCAAGGTCGAACGGATTTCCCCCGCCTTGGCCTTCGCGGCAAGGTAGAACTCCTGCGCCAGCCCGGTGGCGTCTTTGCCCTTCCTGTCCTGGGCGCTATTGATCCAGTCGCGCTTCCACCCGGCAAAGGTCGTATCGCTTTCCCGAATCTTGGCCTGGGCAAGCTCGTTTGCCTCTTTTTCGTAGATCGCATCAACCTGTTGCGCCGCCTGCCCTAGCACCTTCCCGGCGGCCATCAACCCGGCCCCGCCGTTGCCATAGGCCGCAGGATCAACCCGAGCGTTACTATAAGCCTGGGGCGTAAAAGCGGCCCCTTGCGTCGGTTTGCGCGTTACGGTAAAGGCCATTAGACATACCCGTCTTTTTTATACTTGTACCAAGACCCGGCCACCTGCCCGGCCCCAGACATCAGCGACCCCGCCGCGCCCCACATGCCGTTACTGGCGGCATTCTTCCCGGCTGCGGTCGCCATGTTGCCTTGCGTCGTAAAGTCGGCGGCTTGCTGGTATGAATTATTGGCCTGTCGGGCGGCCTGATCACGGATCGACAGGGTGTCGTATTCTTTCATCAGCGCTGCATCACCAAGCGCATCCAGTGCGGAGCCCGCGCCAACATCAATCCCCGACGCCCCAGCCTCGGCCCGTATGGCGCCAGACCGCTGGTTATGCTCCATCCTGTTTTGCTGCTCTTGCGCCTGCCCGGCAACGATGGCGTCTTTGGCGTTCTGCTCGGCAATCGCGGCATTGTTGGCCGCCACTTGCGCCTGCGCCTGCGCGACCTTCTTTTGCTGCTGGCCCTGCTGATAGCTTCCCACCGCTGACATCCCCGTGCCCAAAACACTGGTTGCCAGCGAAGCCATCGCGAGTGTTTCCAACCCCATAGCCTAAGCCTCCCACTCAAAGCGTAAAAAAAGAGCCCCACCAATGTCTTGGAAAGGCTCTGTGTGAAACCCTAGCCACTCGATCCAGCGCACCGCGCCCCGATACCGTGCATCGACCAAACCGTGCAAACTTCGAAACTCCCGTTTCAAGGCCGCAATCTCTGGCCGCGAGAGCCGCAAAAACGCTTTCTTGTGCCGCCCCAATAGGCGCGTAGACAGCATCCAGGGGCCGCCAGCGTCTGGCAGGTCAGGATAAACACCAACCCCCCACACGGCAGCCACCTGCCCGCCCTCATCCAGCGCCGCCTTGACCCAGACCGACCGCGCCGCGCTCTCTTTGATGCCGTCCAAAGGCTCGGCAAACCCCAGCGCCTGCACCTCGCGCCGATCCAACGGGCGCAAGCGCTCGGCCAGCTCCACCAAATGGGCCTCGGTGGCCTCCACAATCTGCAAGCTCATTGCCTTACCCC